CGATGGAATGGCTGGCTCGTTCTTGGAGCTATGCAACGAGAAGAAGATGGAAGCATCATCGGCAATATCGAACGAAACTTCAAAGTCACGGAACCCGTCAATGCTGATGAACCGGAAGGGGAAACGCATGAAGTCGAGAAGCAAGAAGTGATTGCAGTCCGTCTCCTTGCAGCGCAAGAAGAAGCACCCGCAGAGGGAGGAACGGTCGAGGTTGGGGTAAACGACTCGGTTGGAACCGAAGACGTTGGTCCAGGTCAGGGCTAAAATAAAGCTTCGAGCGGTATACTTTAAGTATGCCACTCACGATAAGCGTCTACGACTGTGTTCGTGTTAGCGAGAAATTTCTCGCAGCATTTGAGCCTATCGAGGGCGCTTTTCGCGTTCCTGGTCGATATTTCGTAGTTTCTACGTACACATCTGATTTCCAGTGGGAGAATGCCCGAAGTCTCGCACCCCCAACTTTCAGTTCGATTTTTGGAGTAATGGCGCAGCCTGCATAGGGCTGCTTTTTTATGGATACGAGCAAGCTCTCCAAGGAAATAAAGAAGGATTTCACGCTTAAGGATAATGCTTTGAGCGCTGAAAAGGTGAATGTCGAGGCTCGACGTATTGAGATTGAGGTAGGTGACACCAAGCAGACAGACCTTTTCTATCCACAATTTAAGACCAAGCATTGGGATAACGAGACCAACTTCTCCATTCGTCTCCTTGATGATGATTATGGAGCAGCGGACGTTCGCACCAATAAAGACAAGATTGAGTGGGAACGTGCGGGACGTATCGCTCGTTTCTATAACAAGGAGACCGGTGATGCTGATGGCGGGTTTGAGTTTGAGGTAGAGCTTGCGGAAAAACCGACGACGAATGTCTTACATTTTTCTATCCAAACAAAAGGTTTTGATTTCTTCTATCAGCCAGAGCTTACCCCGGAAGAATTGGACCGAGGAGACCTTCGTCCAGAGAATGTCATTGGCTCATACGCTGTTTACCACAAGACTCGTAAGGACAATATTGTTGGCGGTAAGGAATATGCCACAGGTAAGGCATTCCATATCTATCGACCATATGTGATGGACGCCAATGGCGTTAAGGTCTGGTGTGAACTAGATATTGATGTCGAGTCAGGAGAAGCGGCCATAACAATCCCAGAAGATTTCTTAGACACGGCAGCTTATCCAATTATCATCGACCCAACCTTTGGGTATACGACTCAAGGAGCAAGTGACAAGTCGATATCCACCGCTTCGGCTGATAACGCCGCTGCACTACGTGGCGTTGCTATAACAGGCACCTTGACGCAGATTAATGCGTACATAAAACGCAATACAGTTAATTCGACATATCAACTTGGTCTCGAATCAGAAACAGATACTGACGTTGAAGTGTCGTATGTTGCATAGATCGAATATTGTTCCGTATTGGTATTCCACTGAGCAAGGTCATTTCGATATGCGCCTGTACCCGCACCACCTCCCGTGTCGTATGCAACGTAGACTCCTTGGCCGGTTCCTCCATAAAACCCATAAGCGGTGACCCAATAATTCGAGCCGGTCATTGAGTAGCTCAACACTTCAGTCTCAAATACATAAGTATTTGATGTTATTGAACGAACAGGACTCGCGACGAGAGATGTGTTTGATGGCTTTGAGGATGTTTCTGATTCGAGACCAAGTTGATATGTCGAATTAACTGTATTGCGTTT